TTGTTAATCCATTCACACCTTACCGACTCCCATACAATGCCTTTCCTTACGAGCGTAATCCTTATTCTTTCTTCGGTATTGGCGTTGCTGAAAATATGGACGACTCCCAACAAATAATGAACGGTCATGCACGTATGGCTATCGACAACCTTGCGCTTGCAGGCTCATTAGTCTTTGACGTTGATGAGTCAGCCCTCGTGGGTGGACAGTCTATGGACATATATCCCGGAAAAGTATTCCGCCGTCAAGCTGGAATGCCGGGACAGGCTATTCATGGTGTCAAATTTCCGAACACTTCTCAAGAAAATATGATGATGTTCGATAAATTCCGACAGTTAGCTGACGAACAGACAGGCATCCCAAGCTACTCACACGGTCAGACAGGCGTACAAAGCATGACCAGAACCGCTTCCGGCATGTCTATGTTGTTGGGCGCAGCGTCACTAAATATTAAAACAGTTATCAAGAACATTGATGACTTCTTGCTGAAGCCTCTTGGCGAAGCATATTACCAGTGGAACATGCAGTTCTTTGAAGGGAAGCTTGATATTCAAGGCGACCTCGAAGTTCGTGCTATGGGTACAAACAGCTTAATGCAAAAAGAAGTACGCAGCCAGCGACTAACCATGTTCCTACAAACCGCACAGAACCCTGCTATTGCACCGTTTGTTAAAATCTCTAAGATTGTAAGTGAGTTGGCTTATAGCCTCGACCTTGACCCTGACGAGATTCTTAACGACCCTGAAGAGGCAGCAATTATGGCACAAATCATAGGAGCACAAAATGCTGGACAAGGAGATGGCGGCACGACTGGGGCCGCTGGTCAACAACCCCGAACTATGGGCGGCCCTGAAGGAGCACCTCAACAACCTCCGCAACTTGGAGCTACAGGGACTGGCGGTGGAAACATCGGAACTGGGTCTGTACCGCAGGCAGGGGAAAGCGAGTTCACTGGTTAACTTAATGAATTTAAAAGAACAGGCAATAGAAGCCCGTCAAAGAGTAGAGGAAAAATAATGAAGAAAGTACCTAAAATAAAATACGCAGTAGGCTCAGTAGCTCAAGCAGCAGCAGAGGGTGCAGATTCTTTATTGTCTGAAGCCCGTAAAGATGTTGTAGCTGCTCGTGGCCCTGAACCCGCCATGCCAAAAGAAGTCGAAGAAATGGCAGAGGCCGTATCTAAGGTACAGGGAAGCGCAGAGTCCGAAGCTCCTAAAGTTGCAGTAGAGAATTTAAAAGACACCACAAAACTTGTAAACTCTTTTAAGTTCCAAGGCGGCAACAAGAAAATGGACAAAGCGTATATCATGGAATCTTTGAGCGCTGTTGCTGATTCTTCTATTGTAGAGTCTAAGCAATCTATTGCTGAGTTTATTACTGACCTCCACCGTGTTCAAGTAGAAGAAGAGTCTAAGCCGTTATTGTCCCCGAAGGACTTTGAAAAGCTTACTAGCTTTGCAAGCTCAGAGGAGCGTGTAGAAAAGAAAGAAGGCGGTGAAATGTCTGATGCTGATAAATACATTATGCTATACAAGCAAATGACGCAATCTATGGATAAGGCACAAACACAAGAAAACAAAGATAAAGTTTCAGAGCGTTGGAAATCTGTAAAGGATTCTTTTTCTGGTGAAGATATTTATCAGGCACTAAAAAAGATGGACGCAGAAAATGAAAAGAAAGAAGGAGATGATGCTGGTTTTGCAGAGGGCGGCTCATTAATGGCTCCCGACATGCCAGTAGATACATACGATAACATTCCACCCGAAGAGATGGCGACTGTAGAAGCTTCACAGCTACCAGACGATGAGATGGAAGATGAGTACGCAGGCTTTGTATTAAACGAGGCGCTTACTCCAGAAGACCAAGATTACTTGCTTAATGCTATAGAAGGCGATGAGCGACTAGGCACTATCTTTGATAAGGTTATGGATATTGCCGGAGAATTTGCTGGTGAAGGCGCTGTAGAAGGGCCGGGAACTGGCACATCAGATTCGATACCCGCAAGGTTGTCGGATGGTGAATTTGTTTTCACCAGAAAAGCAACTGACCAAATAGGTACGGATGAGCTTCAATCTATGATGGATGATGCTGAACGTGCTTATGATGGCGGTTTAATGAAAAAGTACATGGGTGGTGGCATACTGTCTAACGAGGAAATGGAAGACCCTGATAAGGAAGTCCATGACCAGATGTTAGGCGCTAATGCAATGCCCAGTGTACGCAAACGATAAGGCCACCTGTTTACAGCCCCTTATCACTTTTAATTTAACCTAGAGGCCACCTTGTAGTATCAAGCCCTATTCAGCAGTCGCGAGCCGAGTAGCTACCTTGAAAAGACGACAAGCCCCCAAAGGAGCAGTGACGATGAGTGAAGTACAAGAAGTACAACAAGAAGAAACAGCAAACCCATACAACATGCGAAAAGACTATGGCGGCAAACAAGACGCTCCTTTTCAAAGTGCTGATGGAGTTTATTATGCACCTAATCAGGCCACCTCTAAAGCAGCCCCTGATGAAGAAAACTCTAATTATAAAAAGCGATACGATGATTTAAAGAAACACTACGATACTAAGATTAATGAGTTTAAACAGAAAGAACAAGAACTTCAAGCCGAAGCTCGAATGACACAGCAAGTTGAACAGGCCGTTCGTCACGAGGATAAAGTAGAAGCAGAACAAGTTCAGGACGAGTATGTAGAAACAGCACCCGCTGTAGAGACTGATGACAGGCTCTCAGCACTTGAAGAACGTGAAGCCAAGATTGCACGTAAAGAAGCAGAACAAACTCTTTACTCTGCACATCCTGACTTTTCAGACATTCGCAAAAGTGATGAGTTCCATTCTTGGGCTAAGTCACAGCCGGAAGTCATTCAAGACTGGGTGTATAATAATCCCAACAACGTAGATTTGGCAGTCAAAGCTATTGATTTATATAAATTAGAAAGCGGTATCCAAGTTTCTCAAGGTACTTCGCAACAGTCACAAACTTCGACCAAAGCTTCAGCGGCTGATATGGTATCAACTAAAACAACTGCTGTTGATGTTAAAGAAGCAAAAATATGGTCACAAAGGGAGATTGCTGCCCTGTCTATGGCTGATTACGATAAACATGAAAAAGAAATTGATTCAGCCATTATGGAAGGCAGAGTAGTAGCTTAATTTTATAATTGTCTTTAAATAAGGAAACATAATCATGGCTCAATATTTTGAACCGGGAACAGATACAAACGCTAACTTCGCAAACTCTGTCGCTGGACAGAACAACTCGTACTTCTTGCCTGCTGTTTACTCGAAGAAAGTTCTTAACTTCTTCCGTAAAGCATCGGTTGCAGAAGCGATTACTAACACTGACTACGAAGGTGAAATTTCTGCCTTCGGTGATTCTGTACGAATCATTAAAGAGCCAGTAATTAGCGTTAGCGCTTACACTCGTGGTAGCGATACTACTGCTACTAAGCTGACTGACCAAGAAATCAATCTGGTTGTTGATACAGCTAACGCCTTTAAGTTCATCGTAGACGACATCGAAACTTCTATGTCTCACGTAAACTTCAAAGAAGTTGCTGCTTCATCTGCTGCTTACGCTCTGCGTGACGCATTTGATGCTGCTGTAATTGCTGCTGGCTTTGCTGGTCTGTCTGCTTCAGCTCCAAATCACGTTCTAGGTGCTGATGATGACACAACTGGTACTGTAGTAGGAACTTATGACGAAGCTGGTAAGTCTATCAACTTGCTTATTAACGACCCGCTTGACGTACTTGCTCACATGGCTAAACTGCTTGATGAGCAAAATGTACCCGAAGAAGGTCGTTGGGTAGTTGCACCACCTAGCTTCTACGAGCAATTGTCTAAGTCAGGTTCTAAGCTTCTGTCTGTTGACTTTAATGCTGGTCAAGGCTCCATTCGTAACGGTCTTGTTACTTCTGGTCTGCTTCGTGGCTTTAGCATGTATAAGTCTAACAACATTGCTGCGACCGCTGCTGCCGATGGCAAGATTCTTGCTGGTCACATGTCAGCTATGTGTACTGCACAGACTATCACCAGCACTGAGGTCATTCGTGACACAGATAGCTTCGGTGACATCTGTCGTGGTTTGCACGTATTCGGTGTTAAGGTTCTTCGACCTGAAGCATTGGTTGGTGCATTCTTCAGCTTAGCTGTTGGCGCATAAGTAGTAACCAATAAGTGCGGGGGCTGTAAAAGGCCCCCAATCTTTAACAAATTAAAAGGCAAGAGAACCTATGGCAACATCCTACTTAGACTTAACCAATGAACTTCTTAGAGAGCTAAATGAAGTTACTCTGGATGCAGCTAACTTTTCTTCTGCCGTAGGCGTTCAGAGCCATGTTAAAGATTCTATTAACAAATCATACTTTGACATTATAAACTCAGAACCTCAATGGCCTTTTCTTTCTGCTGCTGAAAGTGGAGAGACTGACCCAATGTACGGCAATGTGTATGTTGAGACTGTAGCGGGACAAAGATTTTTTGAACTAAAACCTTCTAGCGATTCAATGAAAACCGACTACGGTTCAGTAGACTGGGATAATTTTTATGCTACTACAGTAGGCGTAAATGGAGAAACAGCCCCATATTCTGCAAAGAATCTTAGATTTATGACTACTGAAACTTGGAAAACTTTTAGACGAATTGGAGAAAATTTAGATGATGCAGATACTCAATCCTATGGTATTCCAGATAGCGTTATTAGAAGTCCTGACTCACGTAAGTTTGGCCTAAGCCCTATACCAGATAAAGTATATCGTATTTGGTTTTATGCTTATAACTTACCTACAAAGCTCGTTGCATATAGCGATGAAGTAGTATTCCCAGAAATGTACACCACAGTATTGTTGGCCCGTGCAAGATATTATATTCACCAGTTTAAAGATAATCCTCAAGCTTCTTCTTTTGCAGCAGACGATTATAAGAGAGGATTGCGTAGTATGCGCTCAAACCTTATTGAAGCCGCACCTACTATGATTAAAGACGACAGAGTGAGATTTATATAATATGGCAGCTTCACAACCTTTTGGTTTTTCTTCTAAGGGTGGTTTAAATACCAACCTAAGTGAAATAGAAATGCTTCGCCAACCGGGAATTGCAACAGCGCTTCGTAATTTTGAGGTTGACCCCGATGGCGGCTACCGCAGAGTAAATGGTTTTACGCCTTACGGTGCTGCTTCAGCGGCTAGGCCCAACGCTGCAAATAGTGTTTTAGGTATTAAAACGTATGCAGACGGCGTAGTTGTATGTAGCGGCACAGACATTTTCTTTAGTAACGATGGAGCTACGTGGCTTCAAATTAATAGGGCAAGCGTACACGCCAGTGGTGATAACTACTCAACCTTTACAGGTCGTTCAGTTTTAGCTCGAACAGGTCAAAACCACACATCTATAGCCTTTTATGAAGGCAGTAAATCAACATATGGTGAACTATTAATTTGTGATGGCGCAAACCTTCCTTATTATTTTTACATGACAGGGACAGGCGACTTAAATACTCGTACATTTTATTCTAGTGCAGTAACGGTAGAAAGTTCAGAGACTCCTGCAATTTCAACAATTCACGGAAACCACTCTGTAGTTTCAGGAACCAGTGAAAACCCTAACCAAGTATATTATAGCCACCTCCATGAAATAGATAATTTTACTGGCTCAGGCTCAGGTCAAGTAAGACTAGCCGATAAAGTAGTAGGACTAAAAAGCTTTCGTGGCGATTGTATTGTATTCTGTCAAAACAGTATTTATAGATTAGTAAACATTGAATCTAATGATGCAACCACGGCTGTAATTCCTATTACAAAAAACGTAGGTTGTCTAGACGGAAAAAGCGTCCAAGAAATTGGGGGTGATTTAGTATTCCTAAGCCCTGATGGTGTTAGAACACTTGCAGGTACTGCTCGTATCGGTGACGTTGAGTTAACCTCTGTAAGTCGAAGCATTCAAAGCATCCTTACAAGACTTGCAAATAAAATAAACACGTATACAATTTCTAGCGTTGTGTTACGGTCTAAGTCACAGTATCGTTTATACTATAACGACCCTAATGAAGCGGCCAATATATCTAAAGGTATCATAGGCACATTCACAGGTCAAGGCTTTGAGTGGTCAGAAACAGAAGGCATTGAAGCTCCCGCAGTTGACAGTGGGTTTTTAATTAACGGTGTAGAACAAATCGTTCATGGCGACAATGACGGATATATTTATAACCACGATGTTGGGACTGTGTTTTCGTATTTAGGTTCAAGTGCTAATGTAAAAGCACTTTACGAAACCCCTTACTTAGATTTTGGAGACATGGGTACACGAAAGACTTTACAGTACGCAAAGATTTCTGTAACCCCAGACAGAGACGCAGGAGGATACGCACAGCCTACATTAGAAGTTAAATTTGATTTTGAAGATAGTTTGGTGCAGCAGCCGCCTACGTACATACTAGATGAAATAAGAAGCGGTGCAACTTTTGGCACTGCTATTTTTGGAGAAGCGTTCTTTGGAGCTTCTGATAATCCTTTACTACGTCAGCCAATCCAAGGAAGCTGCTACACGAGCAACTACACAATAAGCAGTGATGACCAGCTTTCAGCTTACACAATTAATGGCCTATACTTAAATTACATCCCAGCAGGCAGGAGATAAACCAAATGGCAGGAACAAGTTATACACGACAAAGTACAATAGCGGATGGTAGCTTAATTTCTGCTTCGCTTTTTAATAGCGAATACAATCAAATTTTAAATGCTTTTGCATACGCCACTACCGGAACTACGGGACACACTCACGATGGTAGTGCAGGACAAGCCGGTGCAATTTCAAAAATTGGCGACCAAGATTTTAAAAATAAAATTGAAGTTAGCGCAACTAACAACCGTATTGAATTTTACTCTGAAGTAGGCGGTTCTCCTGTAGAGCAAATCCGTATTCAAGACGGGGCTATTGTTCCGGTCACAGACAGCGATGTAGACCTCGGTACAACTTCTGTAAGATTTAAAGATGCGTATGTTGATAGCGTTACTGTAACTAATAACATTGTAGTAGCAGGAACTGTAGATGGTCGTGATGTAGCTGCTGACGGTACTAAACTAGACGGCATTGAATCTTCTGCTACCGCAGACCAAACAAACGCAGAGATTCGTGTAGCCGTTGAAGCTGCAACAGATTCAAATGTATTCACAGATGCAGACCACACAAAGCTCAATGCAATTGAAGCAAGCGCTGACGTAACAGACACTGCAAACGTGACAGCCGCTGGCGCACTAATGGATTCTGAAGTGACCAACCTTGCACAGGTTAAAGCTTTTGACTCATCTGATTATGCTACAGCAGCTCAAGGTACTCTAGCTGCTGCGGCACTTCCTAAGTCTGGTGGTGCTATGACAGGCGCTATCACAACCAACAGTACGTTTGACGGCGTGGACATCGCTACAAGAGATGGCGTTTTAAGCAGCACTACAACTACCGCTAATGCTGCCCTGCCTAAAGCTGGTGGAACCATGTCTGGCGACATTGACTGTGATGGCAATAAAGTTTTATTTAGTAATATGTATTCAGGGGTATCCGACTTACCAAGCGCAACAGATAATCATGGTATGTTTGCTCATGTACACGCAACCGGCAAAGCTTATTTTGCACATGCGGGTTCATGGGTAGTTTTAGCAAATGATACAGAAAAGCTAAGCTTAGCAGGCGGCACAATGTCTGGTGCAATAGCTATGGGAACTTCTAAAATTACGGGAGCAGGTAATCCTACTGCCGCACAAGACCTAGCGACCAAGGCTTATGTTGATGCTAATGCTGGCGGTAGTGGAGGGGCTGAAACTCTCCAAGAAACATTAGTAATTGGCAACACCATAACTACCGACACTAAAATACAATTCCGTGATACTGGGCTTTACATTAACTCTAGTGCGGATGGACAACTTGATATTGTTGCAGATACAGAAGTACAAATAGCTGCTACTACAGTAGACTTAAATGGAATCTTAGATGTCTCAGGAAACATCGTAGCAGGCGGTACGGTTGACGGTCGTGATGTAGCTACAGACGGCACTAAGCTAGATGGCATAGAAGCAAGCGCAGACGTTACAGACGCAACTAACGTAACAGCCGCTGGCGCGTTAATGGATAGCGAACTAACGGCCATTGCGTCTGTTAAAGCGTTAAACCAAGGTGTAGCTACTACTAATAGCCCTACGTTTTCCAACCTAACTCTAAGCGGTACAGATTCTGTAAAAGTACCCAATGGCACAACAGCACAAAGGAACGGCAGTCCTGCAAACGGGATGTTCAGATACAACTCTACTACCGCTGAATTTGAAGGCTACCAAGCAGGCGCTTGGGGTTCTATTGGCGGTGGTTCTGCTGACATTACCTTAAATCAGTTTACAGGCGATGGTTCTGATACTACGTTTACGCTTAGTGGACTAGCGTCAGAAAACAACACCTTTGTCTACATTGATGGGGTGTACCAGTCTAAGTCAAATTATTCTGTAAGTACCGCAGCCAATGCCGTGGTTACGTTCTCTACAGCGCCTCCAAACACCACAGCCGTTGAAGTTATGGTTGCGGCAATTTCGGTGACTAGCATAGGGACTCCAAGCGATAACACTGTTACTACGGCTAAGATTGCAGATAATGCTGTTACTACAGTTAAGATTGCAGACAATGCTGTTACTACAGTTAAGATTGCAGACAATGCTGTTACTGCCGCTAAATTAACAAGTGGCGATTATGATTTTGATTCTATAACAGTCAGGGGTGCAATCACAGAAGATGCTGTGACACTTACAGGCACATCTACTACTATAGATTTAGCAACTGCAACTAACTTTGTACATGACCTTACAGGTGCTACTACTTACACGTTTAGTAACCCTGCATCTACAGGTAACGCTACAGCCTTTACGCTAAAGATTATTCAAGACTCTACAGCTAGAGCAATCACTTGGCCTTCTAGTGTTGATTGGGCAGGCGGCACAGCCCCTACGCTTACAGCAACAGACAACGGTGTAGATGTGTTTGTGTTCTATACTATTGACGGCGGTACAACCTACTACGGCTTCACGGCTGGACAGGCGATGGCATAATGAGTACAGCAGCTAATAAAATGGTTCAAGCCGCCGCTGGTAATAGTGGCGATATTT